CTTCACGGGCCACTGTGTGTTCCAGGGAAACCCGGCCTGCTGCGGGACATCGCGTAAGGCTTGGCGATAGGTAGTCCATTCCTGCTTCTTGGCGTCCGCCAATTTACAAGTTGGCAGGTCAACCCAATCGGAATCTGCCAACATTGAATTTCTACCATCTCGAATGTGGCGATTGGCCACGACCAAACTCTTGGCGGCTTCCTCCGCTGCGGTTTGTTCATAGGCGGCGACTTCTTCTGGCGTCGCGTCACGAACCTCGTCATTGATCTGTATTTTCATGGGCGTCCTCACTTCATGCCATAAATAACTATTGTGCCAGAGTTAAGTGTGGAGGGGGATTCAGTAATCAAACGAAACCCTGTCATCTCTGTGTTGTACCCGTAATTTCTAAAATAAGCATACTGGCAACTGTTTGCATAAGAAACTCCTCTGTAACCAGAAAATAAAGTTCCAGAGCTTGACTGGCCTGCGCTAGAAGAAAACGGGAAAATAAGCGTCCAAACTGCTGAGACTTGAATGCTGTTATCTGGGTCTTGGCCATCGACAATTTGCAAATCAGAGCCGTTTAAGTTTGTTACAGACGATGTACCTCGATTGTCAAATAAAACAGACCGCCCCGCAAAGTATCCGGTTTGAACAGACCCGCTGCTAACTATGGCCTGTATCGCATACTTACGCGAATATGTTAGTTGAGAGAGATTGTTAAAAAATATGACGTAATTTCTATATGTCGAGCTAAACACATTAGTTACGTCTACGTATAGAACGCCACTTGAAATTGTGGTAGTACTAATTTTTACGTAATCACCGCCACCGGGCGTAGAGCTTACCCACGTCGTGCCGTTTGAAGTCAGCACGTTGCCGTTGGTACCCGGAGCCACTACCTGCACCGCAGAAGTGCCATTACCCAGCAGGACATTGTTGGCTGTGAGAGATGTTGCGCCTGTACCGCCATTAGATACACTAAGGGCTGATCCTAAATTTTGAAGGACTCTACTGTCATCAACAACAGTGGTTCCGTTTATTTGAATTGCCATTTTTGATTTAACTGTAATGCCGGTTTATACTGGTTTTGTCGGCCAAATTATGTTTTCGGGAAACCCGGCTTGCTGCGGCACATCTCGCAGTGCCTGACGATAAAGTGCCCACTTGTCTTTGATTGGCTGCGGGACATCGGCTGATTGCGTCCAATCGGTTTGATTTAACAAAAAATCTCTTTTTTGACGCGCCGCGCTTGCTTGCTTGTCTTTAATTTTTTCGGGCGTGTTTTCAGGATTAAACCAAGTGTTGCCATCAAACAAACACCCAATCGTCATATCATCAGGCAGCGCAATCCAACCTTGAGTTGTCGCGTAATCCGGCTCCGCAAGAACTGTATTTAAAACTACACCGTTTTCGACTATGGCAAATTTTGGCATGGCACTTCCTCAGTAATAAATAACAACAATACCGTTTGCGCCGTTATACGATGCGTTTCCATACAGCCCAGGACCACCCGCGCCGCCACCGAATGCTTGTCCATTTGAGCCTTGGGCTTCCGAAGTCATGCCGCCACCTCCCCAATAAGAGGCCCCACCATTACCACCAACGCTCCCGTCAGCAGCCATGCCGCCGCCGCCATATATGTTTATCTCACCATTACCCGGTGTACCTCCGATGCCGCCAGTCCGAGTTCCGCCGGCGCGGCCTTGCCCGCCACCTGCGGTAATAGTCGTTGCGCTGTACGCAAATAAAGAACTGCCACCATCACCTGTTCCGCCCGCAGCCACAGTAACAGTTGCTGAACCTCCCGAAAGCGTATAAGTGCGAATAACAGTAGCGCCTGCACCGCCGCCGCTTTCGCGCCCTGGGTAGTTAGTGCCGCCTCCGGCTCCGGTGCAAATCACCATGCACTTTGTAATGCCCGATGGCACAGTCCAAGTTCCTGATGAGGTAAAGACGGCCATGTTGCTGAATCCACCCGCAGCGGCGGCGGCACTCGTCCAAGTAGTGCCGTTACTGGTCAGCACATTACCGCTGCTACCCGGAGCCACCGCTTGAAGCGCGGAGGTACCGTTGCCCAATAAAACATAGTTGGCCGTCAGGGAGGCTGCGCCTGTACCGCCATTAGATACACTAAGGGCTGATCCTAAATTTTGAAGGACTCTACTGTCATCAATGACAGTAGTTTCGTTTATTTGAATTGCCATACTTATTTCAACGCTTGGATTTGGGCTTGCAACGCCTGAAGCTGAGCAAGCAATTCTTCTTTGGTGGGGGTGACAGGAGCCACAATTTCGGGAACCGGACGGTTATCAATAAATTCACCGTTGGCGTAGTCCCAGCCAATGCCTGCACTGCCCGACAAAGAAATCCAACCTTGGGTTGCGGCGTAATCAGGCTCAGAAACAACAGTATTTATTACTTTGCCGTTTTTGACGATTGCGTAATTTGGCATGATGACCTCTTAGTATTCAATAACAACAACACCGTTCGCACCGACGCTTGCTGCAGCCCTGGCCCCGCTTCCACCAGAGCCATACGCACGCCCACCGCGTTGACCATAGTCAACGCTTCCACCACCACCACCGCCCCAAAAGGAAGACCCTCCAACGCTCACACGGGCGCTACCTCCCCCTTCCCCTGACCCGTCTCCTCCCTCAAGATTTATACTTCCGCCGGACGCAGACCCCCCATACGCTAAACTGGGGGTATACTGGCCACTAGAATTCCCTCCATTGCCGGTAAGGTTTGTAGCGCCATATACAAAAGAACTAGCTCCGCCAGCGGTACTGCTGGTTCCACCCGATCCGACTGTGATCGTTGCCGAGCCGCCGGACAGAGACACGTATTTGATCGCGGTGCCGCCAGCGCCGCCTCCTCCCATAAATTGGCTGCCATTGTCGCCGCACCCACCACCGGCGCCGGTTACGGTTACCTTGCAATTTGTGACTCCCGCAGGTACAGACCAAGTGCCAGAAGACGTAAAAACTTGTAAATTACTAAACCCGCCACCAGCAGGTGCGGCGCTTGTCCAAGTTGTGCCGTTGCTTGTCAGCACATTACCGCTGCTACCTGGGGCCACTGCCTGAACAGCCGAAGTACCGTTGCCCAATAAAGCATAGTTGGCGGTGAGGGAAGAAGCGCCTGTACCGCCATTAGATACGGTAAGTGCAGAGCCTAAATTTTGAAGGACTCTACTGTCATCAACAACAGTGGTTCCGTTTATTTGAATTGCCATCTTCGCTCCTTCTAGAACTCGGCATTAATACTTATTTATATTTTTTTAATTAAATTCAGTCCAACCTGTCATAATATATTTTACGCCAGACAACGGAGGATTACCTCTGTGTGTCCATGGAAAATTAGGAGGAAAAACAATCAGTCTTCCTTTTTTAGCTGAAATTCGTTTAGAAAAATATAAAAACTCCGTTTCACCACCTTCTTCAACATCATTTAAATATAAAATATAGACGCCAACTCGGCGTGAAAACAATTTTGATCCGTCTTCACAGTGCCAAATATGATATCCGCCAGATGGAACTGTTTTTTGTACTTTATAAGAATAAATTGTATGCAAATCATAACTAGACAATGTACTATAATTTTTTAAATAATCTGCATAACATTCATCCCAAAAAACATTATTAAACTCAGTTATGTAATTTGAAACATTTGGATGTGCATATTCAATTTCTTGAATACTATTTGGATTTAAATTTGTAGATTCGTCTTTTTTAATATTTTCTTTTTCTGACCGAGAATATGTTTTATTACTTCTTTGACACCATTCAAAATGTTCAATTAAGTTATCACAAAATTCTTCACTAAAGTAGTTGTCGTAAACGCCAACAAAATTTTCATATGTTGTTTTTTTCATTTAAAAGCTGGTCCTGTTACCCAAACGACTAAACTTCTGCGAGTTCCTTTTGTTATTGGAGTTACACGATGTAATGTATAACTTGGAAATGCAGCAATTAAGCCTTTTTTTTTATCAATTTTGGTTGGTTCAGAAGAAGTAAAAATTTCTAAATCACCGCCTTCATATTCAGAAGGATCAGATAGTTGTAATACTAAAGATAGTTTTCTTGGAGGAGTTGAATGACTACCGCCTCCAGAATCTATATGCCAAGTATAATGTCCACCAGAGTCTTCTTCATATACTGTAAATTGCATATGTTCTGAAAAACCATACAAATCAAATTTATAAAATTGACCGTTTAGTCCTCTTGCAACATATGCTAGTCTGTCATAAATCCATCTACTTTCATGTGTATTGTCAATCCATGCAACTTTAGATTCTCTTATTTTTGTCACAGTTGCAGTCTCTTCACCCATGCCAACTGTTGCTTTTTGAAATTTTAAAGTATTACAATAGTCTACTAGTTTATTAATTTCATCATCATTAAGCGCATCGTTCCAAGTGACAAAAGGATGTTCAGAAACTCCAAATGTTGCCATTGGAGCAAAAATATAATTAGCCATATTTATTGTCTATTCCAAGATACTGTTACAAAACCGGGTGATGTTCCTGTTCCTACAGTTACGCCGTATGTTGCTCGAGATGTTACATTGACATTACTATTTCCGGTCGGAGGAGTAAGAGCAGTTCCTGGATTTCCTGCCGTTCCCAAATTACCAGCTGTTCCTGGATTACCAGCTGTTCCCGGATTACCAGCTGTACC